AATCCGGGTCCTTTTTGACCCACTCGCCGCCCACTTCGGGCGTGTGCGCGATCAGGATCCGCTCGGGCTGGCCCTTCATTTCGAGCCGGCCCTGCACCCGGCCGCGGCCGTTGGGGGTATTCACAATCTGGTTCAGCCGGAAGCCGCTGCGCACAGACCCATCGCCAGCAGCGCAACAAAGAAGACCAGGATCCCGATCGCTGCCGCCAGCAGGATATTCGCCCCGAGCAGGCTGGCGATCCCGCCCCAAACCAGGCCGGTAAGCGCTGCGATCCCCAGAACGTCCATCCTTATGCCATTGGTTGACTGTCGCCATTCCATACCTCACTTCCTTTCAAGGTTTTCACCCCCGTCGTTATTCCCGGCAGGAGCCGTTCTGCCAGTCGAGGCAGCAGGCCCGCCAATACGATCCGAATGATCAATTTCAAGTGGGTCGACAGAAATTTCAATCGGGTCATCCCTTCACCTCCAGTCGGATCAGGTTCAGATCCAGCACGCCGGCGGGCACGAGGAGAATGGTGGGCAGACCAGTATTGGCCAGCGACAGGATGAAACCGACCTGGCCCACACTGGAGACCAATGCCCGCGGCAAGAGCCCGGCGGGGATGGAGCCCCAGCCTTCCAGCTCGATGGATTTCAGGAAACAGGCCGCGTCGTTCCAGCAGGCGCGGGTGCCGAAGAGCTGCGACCAGTCTTTGAGAACCTTACCGGCCTGATCCACGAAGATAAAGCCGTAGTCGCTGTCCTGGCTCCAGCCCAGCAGGACGTAATCAATGCCGGGCTTCGAATAGACGAAGGTGCCGGGCTGGCCATTGACCGCGGCGCGCATGCCGGCGACGGTCTGATTCAATCCCAGCATGGGAATGGCGAATTGGGCGATGGCGGCCAAAAGGAGAATGACCGGGAAAAGTTTGAAGATGGTTTTCATGATGGACCTCGGTAGTTCTGAGACCTGGGGAGGGGTGAACTCCCCAGGCGATGGATTTTAGGAATGCGTTAAAGTCGGGGACTTTTGGACGGCTTAGGATCCACGATCCGCCCGGATCGGGCAGAAGATCCGCTTCTCACAGGCTGCGCATTTCTCGGCGCTGCGTTCGTGCTGGCCGGGTTCGTCATCGTTGAAAAAGCCGGCTTTCTCCGCGGCGTGGTACACATCCAGGAGGGGGTCGCCGAGTTGGCGATGCATGCCGGGCAGCGAGGCGCTCGCGGAAAACAACCCGCCGATCGGCGTGTTCGCGGTCTGCACAATGACGAGGAACGGAAGGCCGGCTTCGTTTGCGGCATCCTGGAATTGCTGGAAAAGCGGGAGAACCTTCTCGTCGAAGACGGGCGTCAAATCCCAGGTCTTTTCCCGGTGCGCCAGGGCATGGAGCTGCTCGGCGAGACGCTGCCACTTACCTTTAGGTTCGGAGGTTGGCTCAGGCATTTTTCACCACCTCATCCGGGAAGCAGGTCGGGCAAGGGACCGAATGGCGCTGGCCCTTCGTGTAGAAGTCGCTGCACCCATCGGTGTAGTTGTAGATAAAGCGCCGGCATTGGGTTACAGCCACATGGCCCCGTAACCCGTCCGGAAAATCAAAGTCGATGATCCGCGCCAGGTGGCGCTGGCCAGGCTTGCCGGTCTTGCGAAACTTTCTTAAGTTCGAAAACGGGATCACGCGGACATTCTGGGTATCGTTCATCGCATCCCCCTACAGGCTGAAATAGACGCCGTTCATGCGCTGGTAGAGCGCCTGCACCAGCTTGACATCGCTGGCCGCATACTCGAATAATTGCTCGCGGCTCATATTCTTGACCTGGCTGCCGTCCATGTCCGGGCAATCGTTGGGGATGCCCAGCAGCTTGCATACCTGCTTGAGTCCCTTGCCCGGGCCCCAGTTGTAGCGGATCGCGTACAGGTCTGTGACCGGCTCCGGGCGGAACTTCGCCAGCATCGGGGTGAACGGGATCTTCACCCCCAGGTACATCGAGCGGGCCATCAGGTAAGGCAGGTAGAACGAGAGGATGTTGTAGCCCACGCAGGCGCCGCGCACATCGGCAAAGAGCTTCCAGAAATTGCCCAGCAGCTCCTTTTCGCAGTAGACGTACTCGACGATCACCAGTTCGCCCGTGTCGGCGTCGTGGCACTGGGAAGCATGGTACACGTCCCCCACCATGCGCACGGTCACCGGTCCATCCGGCGCAGTCGCATAAGCGATTGAGAGCACCCGGCCATAGTCGGGGTCGAGCGCGGCCTGCTCGATCAGTTCGGCTTTTTTCTCTTCGATCGCCGCCCGGATTTTCTCGGGGTCTTTGAGGTTCCCCGGGGCTTTGGGTTCGGCCATCAGCGCGCAGGTCTCGGGGTTCGAGGCGGTTTCAATGTCGAAGAACAGTCTGGCTTGACTTGGGTAGCTCATGATATTTCCCTCCGTGTTGAATGAAGCCCCCTCCCTGGCCCCGGGCGGCTGCCCGCCCGGGGTTCTTAGGGGGATGAAGTGGGTTATGGGATCGGCAGCTCTTGCTGCCCGTTGTTCTTCTGGGAGTAGACGTGCGCGGTGTTGGCTTCTTTCGCGGCGATTTCATCCGCCAGGAAAACCCCCTGGTTCTGATCGTAGGCGGGCTTCAGCCATTCGTGAGCCGCCAGCACCAGCTCATCGGACACATCGCTGAGCGAGGCCTGGCCGAATAGGAAGACCTGCAGTTCCTTGCGCGAGCCATCGCCCCCCAACACGTGGTTGAGGCAGGCCGCGACCTGGTTGCGATTGCCGTTGGCTTTCTTGCCGGCGAAGGCGGTGGCGCGGGCGGTCAGTTTCGCCTTGAGCGTTTCGGGGTCGTACGGGCGAACGGCCGGCGCCGGTTTGCTTTCTTGTGGCTTGCCGGACAGCTTCGCGGCGGTCTCTTTGATCGCGTCCTTCGCATCCTGCGCGGTTCCCGCCGGCTTCTCAGGGGTCTTCGGGGTCTCTGGCTCTGCCTTCTTTGGAGTGACTTCGCCGGTTTCAGGATCGAAACCCAGAGCGCTCAGGTTTTCGGCCGCGGTATGTTTCGGAGGTTCCGCCTTCTGCACAGCCGCTTCTTGCGCGGCGATGGCCTCATCCTGTTCGGTAAAGGCGCCGTCGATGGTCTCGCCCATGACATCGCTGCCCGCTGTTTCTTCGCTGGCTTCCTGGAGGATCGAACGATCAAAGGGATCCAGAAGGCCGTCTTTGAGCAGGTGCAGCCGGGTAACGGTCTTCTTGCACATGGCCGGGAAGTTCGACTTCCACATCGGGTTTTTGGCGGCATACTGCTCGCCGTGGGCCCGAAGCTGATCAACCGTCATGTACAGGATGTGCTTGAAGCCGTTGAACAGCTCGAAGTAATGGAAATACCCGAGGACCGTATCGCCCGAGCGCCGGCCATGCAGTTGAGGCTCTCCGGTGAGCTGGTTCACTTCGATGATCTGGCCTTCCCACAGCTCCGAGGTCTGGAGGAAGCGGTACTTCCCGGTGCGCTGGGCCAGCTGGTTTAAGCCGATGTAGCCGGGGATGAGCTGAGCCTCGCGCCGACCCTTCTTGTTGTTATAGAACGGGACGATATGCGCCTGCTTCAGGGCAGGGTCGCAGGAAAGGCGCAGGGCCGCGGCGCGCATGACCGAATTGAAGACCGATGCCGGCGCGCACTCCATAAGCTGGTCGGAGTTTGCGACTGCCAGCATGGCCGACGAGATGTAGGCCATCGCGTTGGATTTGGAGCCCAGCATTTCAACAAAACGATCGATGGTCGTCTTGTTCCGGGCCATCGCCCGGATCTTGTCGTAATTGCTGATCTGAATTGCGTTTGTTTGATGTTGTTCTGCCATACGGTTATCCTCCGTGCTATAATGGAGGTGCTCATCCCCTCAGAAGAGCACCAAATCCCCTGTTCAAGCAGGGGATTTACTTTTCCCCTCGCCAGATTTCCTGATTCCACAGCCCGCCTAACTCTTTTTGCGCCTTGCGAATTTTCTGCCGGGCCACGACCAGATCATCCACTGCCGGCGCCAGCAGGGCGCTCATGCCGTGGTTCATGGCCGTATCGACCCGCAGCGTTACGAGCTGCAGCCGCTTTTCGGCGTGTGCCAGCGCCGCTTGAGCGTTTTCGAGCGCCTCGCGGGAGGCTTCGCAGGTGTTACTCATTTTCGGCACGTAGAACCTCCCCCTCTTTCTCGGCGATGGCTGCCCGGTTCCGGGCAGCCAGCAGGCTGTCGATGGCATATACCAGGACCACCGCCAGCCCGCTGGCCAGGATGACTACCCATAAACCGATCAGCGTCATCCATTCATTCCAGACCACCAATAAAACGCTGAACGGGATCATCATGCCGGCCACACCCAGGATGTAGGCGGACACGCGCGGCAGTTCTTTGCCGAGCGCCGGCCGCCACGGGAACCAATGCAAGCAGACCTGGATGAGGACCGACACGATTGCAACGATCGCTATTTCCATTGGAACGCCTCCGCGTACGCCGGGATCTCGACCGGGATCGCGCGCTGCAGGGCATTGAGTCGGATGTGGTCGATGAAGGCCCGCCGCGCGTCCTCTTCGATGTCGAGCGCCGCGGCGATCGCGGGGGATTGCTCCGAGGCCAGCCGGTCGACGTCGTTCATGGCGCGGTTCCAGTTTTGCAGGGGCTCGCAGGTTTTAGGATCGACCAGGGCCACCGCGCTGAGCAGGTCGGGGTCGACCGAGGCGAACTTGGTGCCCTGGTAGCCCTCTCCGCCCACGTAATGCTGGTAGATGTTTTCGCGGCCCATCGAGGTCACTAAGGCGAACCCAGGGCCGGCGTCTTCAATTTCTACGGGGATATCGTTTTTCAAAATCGCTGCGATCATGCGTAAGCTCCTTCCAGGATTTCAATTTCGGCAACGTTGACCAGGAACCAAATGTCGCTGTCGGCGGTGGCGGCGATGTAGGTATCGGGAGTTGGCCCCAGGTCGAGCAGGTCGACTTCAGTACCGGCTGGCACGAGCAAGCAGCCTTCGACGTTGATGTCTTTCAGAAGTTTGGCTCTCATTTCTTCCCCCACTTGATGCCCTGAATGTCTTTATTGGTCTGATAGATTGCCCAGATGACCAGCGCTCCAACGATGATTACGCCCACAAGGTTCATTTCATCCTCCGTTTATGCTTCGTCGGCTTGCTTTCGGGTTACTCTATTGCTAGGCTTTGATCTCGCGATCTTCAGCCCGGCGATGAGGGATGGCAGGGGTGTTCGCTTTTTCAGTGGCATCGGCCCAATCGCGGATGATGATACGGAGGGCTGCGGAAAAACCGCGTGCGCCTAAACCAAGTTTCTCCGCTTGGGCTTCTACAATCTTTCGTTCTGTTTCGGTTAGGACTACGCCTGTGGTATAGGTTTCTTCCATCGCTCATTCCTTTGTCTATTGATTGCTAATTGCTATCTCTAGATAGTATTATACTCACTATTACATAATTGTCAATATATTGCTATCCACAGATAGCATTAATCTTGCTAGTATTCTCTTGTCTATGGACAACACCCGCGAATTTCTTGAAACCGAATTGAAAAAACGTGGCTGGAAGCAGGCCGATCTTGCGCGTGCATCTAACTTGGACAGCGCCGTGATCAGCAATATCATGAACGGCAAGCGCAAGATGGGAGAAGACACTGGCAGAGCGATTGCTCAGGCGTTTGAAATGCCAGCGGAAATTGTTTTCCGCGCTGTTGGCTTGCTACCGCCAATCAACCCGAGAAAAGAACATGTTGAAGAGTTAGCGCACTTAGCAGAGCTTCTTGATCCTGAAGATTTGGAAGACTTGATTGAGTTGGCAAGATTGAGAGCAAAAAAGAAAGTAGCCAAAACAAACATTCAAAAGCAGCAGTCGAGCCGGTCACTAAAACCGGCTCGAACTGTGTCTAGGGATAGTTAGTTATTTTGTTCTATTAACTATAATAAGTATAACTGCCGATAAATAAAATAATTTTTATAGGGGGCAGCGTGAAAAAAGTTCAGTTTATTATCTTCTTTGCGCTTGCTATCATTATTTCAGCCTGTGCGCCAAAACCGTGTAATGAGCAAAACAAAGCCTGGTTCATTGCTGACGTGGATAGCCTGGCGCAGAAGCTGAAATCTTTAAACGCGGCTCCCGGAAGATCCCCTGAATTTATTTCATCTGTGAAAAGCATTCGGGACCAGGCTGCGCGGGTTGATGCCCCCTCCTGCGCAGTGGACGTTAAAAATATGCTGGTCAGCCTGTACGATGAAACCATCGCAGCGCTTGAAGGGCGTTCGAATGGGGAAAACGCCTATCAGCTTTCCTACCAATTCGACGCGGCTTATGGAGCTTTCAAACAGGCGCCCATCAGTAACATAGCGATCCAACAGAATAACCCTCAGCTCATCTGGTTGTTTGTTGGGGGCGGCGTGCTTGTGCTTATTTTCCTTGTGCTTGGAATCATGTTACTGCTGCGCCCGGCAAAGACAACTGAACCCGTTCTCAACCCTTCCACCCCTTCGGACACAAATTTATACCCGAACGTCCCAGCCCGTAAACGGCAGGGACTATTGGACCGGCCGGCGGATTGGGTCGCGTTGGTGCTGCTGATCCTCGCCGGCATTTGGATCATCACCTCGCTGACCGGCGTCACACCGATCGATACCAGCGTTATCCCGAACCCCTTGAATGCGGCTCACCGGATCACGATCAAAGTCACCGGCAGCGGCGCGGCCAGCCTTACCTATTTCAACGCTTCCGGCGGGATGGAACAACACACGGTCGGATTGCCTTTTCAGGTTGAATATATGCTGGATAGTTTCAAGCCAGTTTCGATCTCAGCGCAAAAACAGCAAGAGAACGGCGTGATCGCCTGCGAGGTGCTCGATAACGGTTCTGCCTGGCTTCACGCCTCAGCATCCACGCCGTATGGCATTGCGATGTGTACCGGCTGGGTAGGGCAGAAATAAAGAGGTTCGATCAGCAAGAAAAGCGGTAATTTACGCATAGGACATTATCAATTTGAATTTTCGGAAGAGCGAAAAACACCCGTATCTGTGGCGGTATGCGACCAAAATGTGCGAAGAGTAGCGGATATTAGATGATCGGTTGTCCGGTGACTTAAAATCCGTCGATGGAAACATCGTGAGGGTTCAACCCCCTCTCGCCCCACTTTTTCACCAAAAAGCATGGTCAGACGCCAGATATGGGGGTAGTTTTCCGCTCTCCAGTGGAGGGCAAAAATGGCAACGCAACGGACTATGCTTTTGTCTTTAATCGATAATTTTTTGCTGTATCAGAAAAGTCTCAAAAACTCCCCGCGCACGCGCCAATTTTATAGCCAGAAGCTCATCCAGTTCGTGCACTACCTGGAGGAAATGGGCTATGACGCCACCCTCGAAAATACGACTACGGATCAAATCCGGCGATACCTGGTCTGGCTGGAAGAGACCGGTCACAATCCGGGCGGCTGCCATGCAGCCTTTCGAGCGCTCAAGGCCATGCTCTATTGGTACGAAGGCGAGTATGAGCTGGAAGGCTGGAAAAATCCCATCCGCCATAAGATCAAGGCGCCTAAGGTGCCCGAGGTTATTCTGGATCCGATTGAAAAATCGGTGCAAGAAAAGCTGCTGGCCACCTGCAAATCGGGCAGCTACATTGACGATCGGGACCGGGCGATTATGCTCCTGCTGCTGTCCACCGGCGTGCGAGCCAATGAGCTGGTCCAGATGAACATTGAGGATGTGACCTGGCCCTTGCGGAAAATCACGGTCAAGCACGGCAAGGGCAATAAACAGCGTTCGGTATTCTTCGACAAGCCGGCGGCGCGTGCTCTGCGGGGATATCTGAAGCATCGGGGCAGTCCCGAGACCGGGCCGCTGTTTGACAATATCTTAGGGGAGCGCCTGCTGTATGGCGGCCTGCGCATGGTATTGGAGAGCCGGATCAAAAAAGCGGGGCTGTCAAAAAAGGGGCTGATGCTGCATGCCTTCCGGCGTACCTTTGGAATCAACCGGATCCGGGCCGGCGCGGGAGAGATGGCCACGGCCAGGCTGCTGGGGCATACTACCACGGCGATCGTTCACAAATACGCGAAGCAGGATGACAATGACCTGAAAAAGGCGCATGATCTGGAACTGGAAGAGGAGGAGTAGAAGCCCTTGCCGGTCGATAATGCGGACCTATGAAACGATTGTGCTTGTACCCGATCTCTAATGTGCGTATAATGAACATAGTTCAATAGCGCTGCCGGGTAGCCGGCACAGAGAGATAAGCGCCTCGGTACCTGATCTGATGGATCATGTCACCGAGGCGCTTTTTATATTTTCCAGGAGGTTGGGATGGATGGATTGACCGAGGGTCGTATGGTTCATTTTGTCATGCCGGACGGGACCCATGCCCCGGCTATCGTGGTCAAGGTCTGGAACGCAAGTGGGCTGACCAATCTGCAGGTTATCACCGACGGCAGCAATGCTCTACCCTATACGCCCGAAGAAAAAGAAAAATTCCGCGGGCAAGGGATGGATCTCGAAACCGTCAAGCATGGTCATGTTTGGGTGACGTCACGCTCTTATTCTGAAACACCGGAACCCGGCACCTGGCACTGGATCGAAAAGGCATAGGGGTATGATGAAGAGTTTTTTACGCTGGATGACCCTTTTTATCGTTGCGGTGATGATCGTCACCCTGGTTTTATTGGGCACTTCGGGCCTGGCCAAAGCTGCGACCGCAGGTGCAGATTTTCCCTACCAGACGGGGATGATCCTTCCATTGGAGGAAGCGGTCGCCCTGGACCCGCTGGCCATCCTGGCGATTATCCTGATCGTGGCCTTTATGGTAGAAACCATTGTCGAGTTCACCTTTGCCCCCTTCTTCGACAAAATTCCGACCTTGACACCGTTCAAATGGATTCAAATGTATATCGCTTTGGCCGTCGGCGTGGTTGCCGCGGTTGTCTATAAATTCGATGTGATCTTCCTGCTGGGCTTGTACTTTAAGCAACCCATCCCGGTGACGATGGTCGGGGTGATCTTGACCGGTCTGGCGGTCGGGAAAGGATCGAACTATTTGCACGACCTGATCTCCAAATGGCTGGCGCCGAAGCCGGTACCGGGGCTGGTCGCATGATCCACTTGCAAGCCGCTCCCCCTCCAGATTTCTGGACCTGGTTATTCACCAACAAAGCCTGGAATGAATTCCCGGTCGTCTTCCTGATCGTGGCCTGTTTTTTGCTGGTCGGCGTGGCCGTGCGCTGGTTTTGGACCGACTATAAAAAAGAGGCGGAGAAAGACCGCAACTGGCGCGAAGAGCAAAACGAAAAGCATGAAAAGGCGCAGAACGAGCGCGACCGGCTCATGCGCGAGTTTTTCTACTCCGTCTCAGAGGGCAACAAAAACGACATTGCCGACATGCGGGGGGTCTCCGACCGGATCACCAAAGCGCTGGATGCTCTGCTGCTCAATTATGCCAACCACGATCTGCAAGCCAAAGAGATCAAGATGCTGGTGTCTGAGATCCGGAACGAACTGACGAAGCTCGCGCATAAAGGATTGTCTGCATAATATAGGCCTGCATAAATCCGATGAACCCTGAGCAAACCCCAAAGCGCAAAACTGAAATTGCATCTCGCCGGCAGCAAGTGGCAGAGATGTATTTGCGTGGACAATCCCAGGCAGAAATTGGCGAAACCCTGGGGTGTGATCAGGCGACCGTTTCACGCGACCTGACCGAACTTCGCAAGGAGTGGCTGGATCGGTCCATCAATCACGTCGACCAGAAGAAAGCGATCGAGCTGGCCAAACTCGACCGGCTCGAAGTCACCTACTGGGAAGCCTGGGAGCGCAGCCTGAAAGACGCCGAAACCACCATCTCGGAAAGCGGCGGCAAATTTGGATCCAAGACCATCCTCCGGCGCGAGGGTCAATCCGGCAATCCCGCATTCCTCGAAGGCGTTTTGAAGTGCATCAATAAGCGCTGCGAGCTGCTGGGATTGGACGCGCCCAAGAAAACCGACCTGACCAGCGGCGGGAAACCTATTCAAGCGGGAAGCGATGAACGATATGATCGAGCGGTATCTTCGCTCGCTGACGCTCTCCGAGATCTCGTACCTGGAACGGGTGCAGAAGCGCCAGGCCCTGTGGATGCCACAAAGCAAGCCCCAGTGGGCGGCGTTTCTCAGCCGGGCGGATGAGGTCTTCTATGGTGGCGCAGCCGGCGGCGGGAAAACGGATCTGCTTATCGGGATGGCCAGTGAGGCACACCAGCACTCGGCCATCTTTCGCCGGGTCTACCCCAACCTGCAAGGCATCCTGCGCCGCGCCCGCGAGATCATCAAAAGCACCGCTCAGGAAAACAAGTCGGACAAAACCTGGACCTGGCCGGACGGTCGGACCATCGAATTCGGCGCCGTCCAGTACGAGGAAGACAAGTCCAACTGGCAAGGACGGGCGCACGATCTCAAGGGCTTTGATGAGCTGCCCGAATTCACCGAGAGCCAGTATGAATTCATCTGCGGCTGGAACCGCTCGGTTGACCCGAACCAGCGCGTGCGGGTCCTGGCAACCGGCAACCCGCCGATCGATGAGGCCGGCTCCTGGATCGTGCGCCGCTGGGGGCCCTGGCTCGATCCCAATCATCCCCACCCGGCCAAAGAGGGCGAGCTGCGTTGGTATGCCACGATCGACGGCAAAGAGCAGGAGTGCGCCTCGGGCGATCCCATCCAGCTCGGCAGCGAGACGATTTTTCCCCGCTCGCGCACCTTTATCCGGGCCACGGTCAAGGATAACCCGTATTATGCCAACGACCGGCGCTATCTCTCGGTGCTCCAATCCCTGCCCGAGCCGCTGCGCTCGATGTTCCTGTACGGCGACTTCCAGGCTTCCAGCGCCCCGGATCCCTTCCAGGTCATCCCGACCGAATGGGTCCGCCTGGCACAGAAGCGCTGGCTGGAGCGAACCCGCCCAACCACACCCATCTCGGCAGTTGGGATCGATGCGGCCCGGGGAGGGAACGACAGCATGACGTTGGCCCGCCGGTACGATAACTGGTTTGATGAGGTGCTCAAGTGGCCCGGCGCAAAGGCGCCTGATGGCGGCACCGCGGCGACCCTGGTGCATGCGGTACTGGGGCCAGAGACTGCGGCCTATATCAACGTGGACGTGATCGGGGTCGGGTCTTCCACTTACGATCACCTGAAGCCGCTCTACAAACGGACCTATCCGGTCAACGCCTCGGAGGGCTCCGTCTACCGCGACAAATCCAAAGCGCTCAAGATGCGCAACATTCGGGCGGAGATGCACTGGCGCATGCGTGACGCCCTGGATCCGGTCGGCGGCGATGAGCTGGCGCTGCCCAATGATCCCGAGATCCTGGCGGACCTGTGCGCGGCGCGCTACAAGCTGACATCCGCCGGGGTGCTGATCGAGGAAAAGTCTGAAATCAAAGAACGCATTGGGCGCTCTCCCGACGTGGGCGAGGCGCTGATGCTGGCGAATATGCCGGGTCGAGGAGGGTTGAGTGTCTTTTAAACTACGCGTGGACGACCGCATTAAGTCGCGGGCGGACGACTATATCGCGCTGATTGGGCTGATCTGTTTTCTGATCGGCCTGTACCTGTGGTTGGGCTTGCCGGCGGCATTGATGGTGCTGGGGATTGTGATGGTGTACGCCGGGGTCAAGCTGGACCCGGCCGAATTATGGAGGACGGATGAACCTGATCAAACAACTGCTTCCTAGTGCCCGCAAGTTTACGCCGGCTTCGGCCGAGGTCAACTGGGGCCGGATTGAAACCCTGGTGCATGGCCCCGGCGCCAGCGCGAGCAGCGGCGACGATCTCAACAGCGCGGTGTTCGCCTGCCTGATGGCCCTGGCAATGGCCGAACCCGAGCCGCCCCTGCAGGTCAAGCGCCAAACCAGCGCGGGCAAATCCGAGAAGCTGCCCGAATCCCCCCTGCAGAAGCTCCTCGATCAGCCGACCCCCAACAGCGAGCTGACGATGGAGGAGATGCGCTTCTGGAAGGCCTGGGCCAAACACGTCGACGGCAACGCCTACTGGCTCAAGGTGCGCTCGGGCGATGCCCTGACCGGCAACGTGGTGCAGCTCTGGCCGATCTCGCCGACCCTGATCAAGCCGATCACGCGCAAGGGCTCGGACGACTGGATCAGCTATTACCAGTACCAGTACGAATCCGGCAAGTTCAAAGAGGTGCCGGTCAACAACATCATCCATTTCCGGCTGGGTCTGGACGACCGCGATATGCGCAAGGGCCTGGCGCCCTTGAAGGCGTTGGTGCGGCAAATTTCGACCGATGATGAAGCCGATCATTTCGTGGATGCACTGCTCAAAAACTACGCTGTACCTGGGCTGGTCGTGGTGCCCGATGAAACTACCGATTTGGACCAGGAGGCCGCCGACGATATGACCGACCGCCTGCGCCGGAAATTTGGCAGCAGCAACCGCGGCAACGTGGCGGTTATGTCCAAGAAGGTCGACGTTAAGGCCTTTGGCTTTTCCCCCAAAGACCTGGATATGAGCATCCTGCACCGCATCCCCGAGGAGCGCATCTCCGCGGTGATTGGCGTTCCGGCGATCGTCGCCGGCTTGGGCGCCGGGCTCGACCGGGCCACCTATGCCAATTTCAAGGAAGCCCGCGAGATGTTCACGGAATCCAAGATGATCCCGCAGTGGCGCGCCGACGGCCGCAAGTTGACCAATTCGCTGCGCCCGGATTTCACCACCGATCGCCGGGTGTTCATCGATCACGACCTGACCGACGTGCGCGCCCTGCAGGAAGATGAGGACGCGAAATATCGCCGGCTGCAAGGCGCGGTGGGCAAACCCTGGATCACCCGCAACGAGGCCCGCACCGATACCGGCCTGGAGCCGGTCGATGGCTGGGATGAAGAGGATATCGCAAAGCCCGAACCGCCGCCTGTCCAGCCGCCGCCTGCAGCGCAGCCGACCGAGACGCAGCCTCCAGACAAAACCGAGAACCCGGTACGCAAGGACTTGGAACGCTGGTTCCGCAAAGCCTATAAAGCCTTACACAAAACCGGGTCAGCCGCCTGCAACTTTGAAAGTGATTACATCCCTGAGAAAATGGCGAGTGAAATATCGGCCGGTCTGTCGGATTGCAAGACGATGTACGATATCGAGCAGTTGATGTATGCCAGAGACTACAACGTAAGTGTTGAAGATATCCCCGTGGTCGAAGCCGCCAACCGCCTGGCCGCCGCGATCGAAGGGCTCCAGCATGCCTGATTCCTTGACCCAGCTGCGCGGCCTGCTGAGCGAGGCCATCCCGGCGCTGGAAGCCTACCTGGAGCGCAAGACCTATGCCCAGTACCGCGCCCGTTTATGGGGGGCGATGGTCCGCATGTTCGAGAGCGGCAATGATGGGGCCTTTATGGCCACCTTTTCGCGCTCCATCGACCAGCAGCTGACCGAGGCCTGGAACAAGGGCGCGAAAGACGTGCACGTCGATCCGGATGAGATGACCAACGAAGACTTGAACGTCCTGCGCTCGGTCATTCTCAACGAGATCAATTTCGCCCGGGGCATCGCCGACGAGATCCAGGTCGACCGGGTCAACAAGCTGCCCCGTGCCCAGTTCGAGGCGAAATACGGCCCGCGCTGCGATGTCTGGGCCAACCGCTATAACGACCTGCGCAACCAATCCCGGCTGCTGTTTGGCTCGAAACTCAAGTTCGAATGGATCGTCGGACCCACTGAGGACTCCTGTGGAACCTGCCAGGCCCTGAATGGTATGGTCGCCTATGGGTACGAGTGGGAGCGATCGGGATTACGGCCTCAGAACCCGCCCAACAAACGGCTGGAGTGTGAGGGCTGGCACTGCCAATGCGAGCAGCGGCCCACCAGCAAACCGCGCACGCCGCGCGCCGCCGAGAAGCTGGCGTATATCGCCAAGAGGTAAGATGACCTGTATTGTCGGGATTGAAACGGAGCAAGGCGCCTGGATGGCCGGCGACAGCGCGGCCGCGACAGGCTGGGACATTCGCCAAACCGCGTTGAGCAAGGTGTTCACGGTGGGCCAGTACACCATTGGCTATACCTCCTCGTTCCGGATGGGCCAGATCCTTCAGCACCAAGTGGACTATCCCCTCTGCGACGATCCAAGCGAGAAGTTCATGGTGACCGCTTTCGTGGAAATGGTCCGCAAGGCCCTTAAAGACTTTGGCTATGCTCAGGTCAACAATAATCAGGAATCCGGCGGTGACTTCCTGGTCATGGTTTGGGGGCGCCTCTTCCATATCTCCAGCGACTTCCAGGTCAACCGCTACCAGAATGGATTGTATGCCGTCGGCTGCGGCGCGCCTTATGCCCTGGGCGCCATGTTCTGCGGTCATCCCGCGATCCCACCGCGCACGCTCATGCGGATGGGCCTGAGCGCCGCGGCGACCTTCAGCAACGGCGTCACGCCCCCCTTTACCGAAGCCGATTTCAGCGAGAGGCGATAAAGTGGACCTGCAAATCGATCCGACTGCCATCACCGACCTGGAACGCATCCAGAAGAAGCTGGCCCAACTGCCCAAAGCCGTGGGCGATGCTGGCGTGGAGCAGGGCTCGAACTACCTGATCGGCGTGCTGGTCAATAAGGAAATGCCGCCGTATCAATATATTGCACGCAAAGCGGCCTATGGCCAAACCTTCCAGAGCAAGAAGCAGCAGCGCTGGTTCTGGTGGGCAGTTAAGACCGGCAAGATCCTGTTTCCCATTCACTACCTGCGCCGCTCGCCGGCCGGCGGGCTGGCAGCCGCCTGGAAAATCCTGGGATCGGGTCAGGCTCGCACCCTGACCAATACCGCGCCTTCTGCGGTCTGGGTCTACTCTCAGCGCCAGGCCCGGCAGCTTGCGCTGGTCGGCTGGAAGAAGATCACGGTCATCCTCCGGCAGTACGAAAAGAATATCTATGATTCATTCATGCGCGGGGCTCGCAAGGCCATCCGCGATTTAGGCTTGGGATAAGGAGAACCTCATGAAATTCGATCGTCACGCATTTTGGAAAAACCCAGGCGCGCCGGCCAACGTCGACGCGTACAGTGAAGCAGTGATCGCGCGCTGCCGGCCAGAGTTTTACCTGGACCTGGTCAACGTGACCCGGCTGGTGGTGGAAACGGTAAAGAAATACGCGATCCCAGCCATGTCAATCACTGAGCTGGGCTGTGGCACTGGCCGTAACCTGGTCGGATTGTATAAGGCCGGGTTTGAGGAAGTTTTTGGCGTGGAACTCAGTCAGGATGCATTCGACCTGGGAATGAAAACCTTTCCAGAACTCGCAAAGATTATGTGCCTGATCGCCCCGGTCGAAAACGTGATCAAGAACTTGCCTGAGTTCGACGTCATCTTTACCCAGGGGCTGCTGATGCTCCTGCCCCCAGATCTGGAATGGGTGATTTCCGAGATGGCCGCGAAAGCGCGGTTTATGATCTTTACCATCGAGGGCGAGCGCCCGCCGTCCTTCCACGCCTGGCCGCATGATTATCAGCAGATCATCGAAGCGGATGGAAAGTGGGAGCAGGTCGAGGTGCATACCTGCGAAGATTGGGAACCGTTGCCCAAGACAACGGTGCTGCGGGTGTTCTTGCGGGTTGATCGAAACTTCCAACTTCCGATCGGTGAGGCGGATACAGTGCAGGCGGAGGCTGAAGCGGTTCCAGTTGAGCCGGATCCGGCGCCCATCGCCAAGCCGGTAAAACCCAAACGGATCAAGAAGACCCCTTGATCATTTGTGCTATAATGTACATAATCAAATAGCCCAATTCCAGGCTACCCCACAGGCGCGGTGAGCGCGGGGGAAAAGGGAAGCGGGCGAGACGCAAAAAGGCATTGTAAAGGCGGCGTGTAATCTCTGAGAAATCAGGGATGACACGCCGCCTTTTTTGTTTTCCGATGGAGGCTTATGAATGCTCGGGTGTTGGCACTGGTGGGCGAGATGGACGGCTGCGCGCTGTGGCGCGTGCTGCTGCCTTTTACCGAGCTGCAGCGCCAGGGCTACCGCGGCATCGAATGGGGCATGCGCGAGGACAACCGGCTCGCGCAGATCGTGCACCAGTTTGACGCCGTGATCCTGCCTCGCCTGCACTGGCCGATCGAAGAGCGTGCCAAAGCCGATCAGTGGTTCAAGGCCCTCCATAAGGCTGGCCTCGCGGTGATCTACGAGGTAGATGACGACCTGTTCAGCGAGGATTTCGTGCGACGGCTGGTCGTCCAGCACGGCAAGAGCCCGATGGAAGCCAAAGAGCGCCAGGGCTGCATCCTGCACGCGCTGCGCTCCTGCGACGGCGTGACGGTATCCGGTCAGCGCCTGGCGACAATGGTTCGCGAATTCACCGACCAACCGGTCAAGGTGGTGCCGAATTTCATCGACCTGACCTGGTTTCGCCGGGTCCAGAAAGCAGCGCAGCGCCAGGTGCAAGGCCTCACGATCGGCTGGGCCGGCGGCAATCGTCCGGATTCAGATGTCGAAATGATGGCGATTGCCTGGGCCCGGGTAGCCAAACGCTATCCCCATGTCACCTTCGTCATCCAGGGCCATCATGCCAAAGTCATCTATGACCTGGTGCCCAACGAGCGGATTGCCATGCTGGATTGGATGCCGATCGACCAGTATCCGGCAGGGCTGGTGAACATCGATATCGGCTGCTGCCCGCTGGGAGACACGAAATTCAACCGGGCCAAAACCTACATCAAGGCGATGGAATACGCGGCCAGTGGCGC